ATGCTTTCAGATCTAATGAAATATTTTGGCGATGGTAAGGGAAAAAAAGTTGTTGACGACGATGTTAAACAACTTAGCAAAATAGGGCCCCTTGATCTTTTAGATTCTTTCGGAGGCACTGGTTCAATGATGAAATCGACGATAAAAAACTGGAGGAAAAATGAGAAGAAATAGAGGCTTTAAGCCGCGCCGTGGTTTTAAAAAACGTAGAGGTAAAGTGCGTTTCAAAAAACGTGTGAGTCCCGGCCGTGGTGGATACAGGCTATAATGTTATCGTGGGCGCCTGTAAAAAACCTTGGCCCTTTACTGTCCCGGATGGACGCTCATGGCCCATGCCCTGCGGGAAATGTTTATCCTGTCGGATTCGTAGACGGTCGATCTGGACGATACGCATGTTGCAGGAAATGCAGTCTCACGAAACTTCATCATTCATTACGTTAACCTACAGTAATGAGAATTTACCCGTTAGAGGTTCAGATGAGAGAGGGATACTGGTTAAGAGCGATCTGCAGAATTTTTTCAAGAGGTTACGGAAAAAACGTAAAGGGAAAAGGATTAAATACTATGCTTGTGGAGAGTACGGGGACATTGGCTCTCGTCCTCACTATCATGCTGTTCTGTTTTCAGAGTCTACGACTAAAGAAGAACTCGAGGAAATTTGGCAGCTCGGTAGGTGTGACACAGGTACAGCAACAGAACAGTCAATCAGGTATGTTGCGGGATATGTCTCGAAAAAACTTGGACTAACCGACTATTATAACACTGATCGTCCTGCTCCATTTCAGATATGTTCTCAGGGCATGGGCCTACAATGGGCTGCAGAGAATTTCGTCGAAGTCCTGCGAGACGGTTGTCTCACCTATAAAGGGAAAAGTTTGCCGGTACCGAGACTGTATGTAGATTTGTATCAGAAACTTTATCCTGAAGAGACTGAGGGATTTCTGGCCAAACGCAGCTGGCAGACTGACCTGGCCCTGACGGACTTAATATTGGAATTATATCCGCTCGCAGGCGGAAAAAAATGGGAACAGTTGGATGACAATGAAAAGGAAAATTTCATGATCCAGCTACATAAACGAGGTGCTCTCATTGACGCAGATTTGCGTCGAAAAGAGGAATTTAGAATACAACAAAACGGAGAAAAATTACTATGAACGAAACATTAATCACACTCGAAGAGGTAAGAAAAACTGACAACTGGGTACTCTGGCAAATAGAGGATCGAGTGGCTCAACGCTGGTCACAGGTATTCTGTGCACCCTCGGTCGAATCAGCTCGACGTCAGTACTTGGAGGTTCTCAGTAAACAGAACTCAACCAAAGATGAGATTAAGGCACACCTAATAGCAGCAATGCAGGGTGAAAATCTATTCCAAATGAATGAGGTTATATGAAACGAAATTCTAATGTATTTCAGGCTGTCGATACCGCGCCCCGCGCGCGGTCGGCGTTCGATTTATCGCACGAACACAAAACCACGTTTGATATGGGACAGTTAATCCCTGTTTCGGTATTTGAATGCATCCCCGGCGATATTCACCGAATCGGCGCAGCGGCAGTGTTACGGTTTCAACCGATGCTTGCTCCAATATTACATTCTGTAAAGCTACGGTACTACAGTTTCTTTGTACCATATCGCTTACTGGACGATAAATGGGAAGAGTTTATAACTCGAGGCGAGGACGGTGAATCTGTGGTGGCTCTCCCACTATTCAACCCTGACGATTTTACGGCTACCATTGAGGATGTTACTGCCGTGGGTACGCTGTGGGACTACCTGGGGTATAATCCTGTTGGTGGTACCGTGGCTATTGCCGACAACAATTTACCTATAGATTACCCACGATTAGCGTATATAACTATATGGAATGAATTTTTCAGAGTCCCGGGTATTCAGGACGAAAAGCCCCTCGGTCAGGGTGTAGCTGGTGAGGTGTATACGCCGCTATTCCGCAATTGGACGAGAGACTATTTTACCTCTGCCCTCCCATTCCAGCAACGAGGGTTGCCTGTATCTCTGCCCGTATTCGGCACAGCGTCTGCGGATTTTGATATAGCGTATGCTAATCCCGCTATTAGTAATACGAACGAGATTTTTTTCCCGTTCCTACATAAAAATGGTGGAGTGTATACAGCGGGAATGGCTGCTGCACAGGGTAACAACTCTGCCCCGCCATCAACTATCACTAAAGTGAACGATTCTACTGTGATCGATGAATTCAATGCTCGATTATCTGATAACAATACGATATCGGGTGCTACGTTCTCCTCTGTAGACATTGCAGACCTCAGGCTTGCCTGGCAGACTCAGGTTTGGATGGAGCGCAATGCCAGAGGCGGTGCTCGCTACACAGAACAATTACAGGCACGCTACGGGACTCGCCCACTCGATATGAGGTTACAACGCCCTGAATATATTGGTGGATATACCAGTCCATTTCTATTCTCAGAGGTTCTGCAAACCTCCAGTTCCGACACTCAGCCCACTGTGCAGGGAAACATGGCCGGCCATGGTATTAGCGTTCAGGGTTCCAACATTGGATCCTACCGTGTTGAAGAACACGGATTAATCATGATCCTGGCATGCGCAGATCCAGTTCCTGCTTATCAACAGGGTATTGATCGTAGTTGGCTACGTCGTAACACGTTAGACTTTCCTGCTCCGGAATTTGTGAATTTGTCTGAACAGGCTATACTCAATAATGAGTTATTCAATCAGAATGTTACTGATGATCCCACAGGTTCAATCGGTGCCACTCCGTTTGGGTATACAGGTATATACAACGAAATGCGCTACATACCGAACCGTGTGACCTCCGAAATGAGAGACACATTCGATTATTGGCATCTTGGCAGAAAGTTTGCGGCTCTACCTGAGCTTAATAGCGATTTTATCTCTATTGAGCAAGACCTTGCTGAACTTAAACGTATTTATGCTGTACAGAATGTACCTGGCATTATTGGATCGTTTGGTATACGACTGAATAGTATTAGGCCCATTCCGTACCTGGCTACACCATCTGCAATAGGGGTAAAAGGATGAAATTCAGAAACATAACAACGCAGGATGCTATTCCTGCCAAGGGCAACTCGAAATCAAAACTACCGAACAAACGGGAGTTAATTGGGTATATGCCCCTCGAGAAACGGATCGCCGAACTGAAAGCGGCCGGACTGAGAACTGCCTACGACAGGGATAAAAAGTATTTTGACGATGTTGTCGGGAATCAGAATATTGAGTTCATCCCACCGTTACCACGACACATACCTGCTGATTTGTCTGATGTGAGTGACCTGTATCATCACTACCAGGAACGCAAGATGGAGTTGGAACAACGGATTCAGAAAATGCGACAGGACGCTGTCGCAGAAAAAAAACCTGAAGAACCTGCTTCTTCAGATACGCCGCCGGGTGCGTAACCCGGTTCGGGGGTCTAAGGGGGGCGAAAGCCCCCCTTTTTATTTATAAAAAAACAGTTATGAGACATAACTCGGCGCCCACCCCCTGTGAGGGGGTGGGCAAGATAGGGGTGCGATGCGAAGACTGAGCGCGTTCGAAGCGTTAAAGCATAGCCTCAGCGCTCGTAATAAGCTAGCGAAGCGCAGCAAAAAAAGAGCGCGATAGGCATGCGCGCTTCGAGACAGCGCTCAGTCAATCGCTCAAGCACTAGCACTACTTAAGTAGTGCAGTGCATAAAGCATATAATACTCCTTGTTATAGTATATGCTACGTGACACTTAATTACTGAAATAGTGTCACTTTTTCATGAAAAATGAAAAAAAAATGGCCCCATATAGTTATATTGTGTAATATAACTATATGGAAAAACAAAAACAGGATGTTGAACATAAGAGCAACCTTAGGATTATTGTATGAGCTGGGAAGTGTTAGGTGGCGGCGCCCTCGGCGCCATTGGTTCGATTTTCAATAATGAACGCAATTTATCCTACCAAAAAGATGCTCAGGATTATATGAAATCCATGCAGCAACAGTCCTGGCAACGTGAGGATAATGCAGTACAACGTCGTACAGCTGATTTGAAGGCTGCAGGCCTTTCTCCTGTGCTTGCTGCTGGCTCCAGCGCGCAATCTAGTGCTCCTGTCAAAGTTGATCCTTTGTCATCTCAGGATGCTTTAGGCACAGAAGGAATGATTTCGGGTGCAACAAAAGCTGCACAAACGCAACAATCTATTGCTGCTGCTCAAGCTGCAAAAATGCAAGCTAACTTAATACAAGCTAATACTCTTAAGAGTATAGAAGAAGCAAAAGGTATTCGTACAGATAATGCTATAAAAGCTATTGATTATCAGTTATACGATAAATATAAAAAATATCCACGTCTACAAGCGAGTATGTTTGGGGATCTGATGAAATATTTCGGCGACGGTGGTGGTAAAAAACATGTTGACGATGCCGTTAAACAATTGCGGAATATATCACCGTTAGATCTGTTCGACTCATTCGGCGGAACAGGTTCAATGATGAAGGCTACAATAAAAAATTGGGGGATGGAAAATGCGAAGTAATAAGGGAT